CTTACGGTGCTGCTACGCCGACTACGGGACGACTACGCCGTCATCGGTGTACTTGTATGCCTGGACGTTGGTCGCGTCCGGATACGCCTCGACGGTCACCGGGTAGCCGACGACGTTCTCGTCGGAATAGGTGACTTCGCCGATTGTGGTTACCTGCCCGACTGGCACGTAGATACGCACCTTCGCGGAGCCGTCCTTCATATCGAAGACCCAGCGCGAGTTAGGCAGCGTGTCGCTCTTGAGCTTGATCGCGAGCTTAGTTGTGAGGCCGGTCGTGCCGCCGGTCTTGGTCACGAGGCCCGCCGTGTCGCCGAAGACAGCCTTGTTCGCCTCGTCGAAGAGAGTCTCGTAGAGGATGAACTCGTACTGCACGGAGAAGTCGGTCTGCAACACCTTCACGGTGTCGCCGCCCCACGCCTTGACCTTCTCGGTCGTGCGGTCGATGGTCTCTGTGAGACCGTCCGAGCCGGCATAGCCGAGGGTCTTGAAGCCGACGTTCAGGGCTGTAGTCGCGTCCGTGGGCGCGGCGATGAGGTTGGTCGCATCGCGGAAGATGACGCCGGTCGCTGTAAGAGGGCGCCCCGCAACGATGTTTGTTACTGCTGGCATGTTGTGTCCTTAGTGGGTTACGCGCGCCGGACGATGAGATCGAAGCCCGCGACGAGATGTGAGAGGGAGGTGTCGCCTTCAGCGACTCGCGACCACCCGTACGCCTTGACGCACTTGATGATCACGCCCGTATTTTCGACGGCCGCGTTCAGTGCGTCGCGCACTTGACCCGCGAGGGTCTTTACGGTGTCGAGTCGGTCTGCGAAGACGTTCAGCGTTAGCCGGCCGCGTTCGCGAACGATGTCTAGCTCGGCTCCGCCGTCGTAGCGGACCTGGACGGAACGCGTCGCGCGGATCTCCTCGACGCCGACCTTTACGCCGGCCGGGAGAGCCGCGCGCAACGCATCGCACACCCAGAGATCGATGTCTGTCATGATCCGGCCCTCGCGTTCGCCGCTCGGCCGAGAGGTGCGTGTCGTGCTTCGACTACCATTCCGTAATCGACGCCGACGACCACGCGCGAGACCGCACGGTCTGTCTCTTCGTCGATCACGTGGATCGAGTCTCGATAGTCACCGGAGACGACGGGAGCGAAGTCTCGGGCATTGCTGGCGATGTCCTCGGCCACCCGATGCACTTCGCGCGCTACGGGCTGGCTCTTGAGGAGCGCCGCCATGTTGGCGGAGTTGAGCTTGACGCGTGGCCGAGCCATTAGCGGGCCTCGCTTTCAACCTCGAAGGCGACGCCGGGATCCCATCCGGTGAAGGGATGGTGCCATTCGAAGGCGTCGCCGATGACCTCGCGGTCCGGACCGTCGCGGAAGGACACGCGATCCGAGCTCAAAATTGTGGTGCCGGGAGGAGCGAGGATGGTAAACCCGGAGGTCACGGAGGACTTGTCCACGCTCGGGAGTTCGACTGAAGCGGTCGGGAAGATGGCACAACCGGAGACCGTGTACACGGTCGGAGTTGTCCAGTCAGCGACGGCCTCGCCGGAGTAGGGATCTATGCGCGTCCCGGCGCGCTTGATCAAGATCTCCTCGCCGAAGGGCATCGTCATTACGACCACCCGGGCTCGTACGCGGAAGGCAGAGGCCAGTCCGCGACTTCGGCCGGCGTGATATCGATGCTCGACGCCGTCGAGGCGTAGGTGCCGAGGATGCCTCGGAGCTGATTGATCGCGAAGTCCGACAAGATCGGAGCACGCGTTGAGCGGGAGTCGACGGTCATAGAGAACGGGCCGGCCGACTGCTGCTGAATATTGCCGTCTCCGTGGGCGTGACGGTGGAGGACTTGCTCACGGAGAATCGCCTTGATCGCGTCCGACTGATCAAGTGTCAGGGTCCCGGTGATGCCCGGGACCCTCACACGAGCGAGCGAGAGGACGTCCTCGATCAAGGCCTGAGCCTTGTCCTCGTCGATACCGGGCTCTACAGCCCGGAGGTCAGCGAGAGAAAGAAGAGCCATGATCGAGAACCTTCCTGCTCGTTACTAGTCGTTGTAGATGACGAAGGCGTTCGGGTTGCCGACCACGAAGCCGTAGTAGGCCTCGACCAGCAACAGGACCAAGTTCTCCTGGAACGCGGAGTGAACGGTCACGCCGTCGTCGTCCACGTAGGAGGCCTCGGTGCTCACCTTCACGGTGATATCCATGCCCTGACCCCAAGCGCACTGAGACCAGTCGCCGCCGACCGCACGGACGAGAGTGTCCGCGTTGCCTGTGCCGGCCACGGTGACGCCAGGGTTCGTGCCGCCGGTCAGAGTGTTAGAGCCGCCGGTCAGCGAGGTCACGCCGAGAGGAGCCGTAGCGTTCTGGCCTGTAGCAGTGCCAGGAACGGCGAGGGTCACGGTCCATGGACCGGTACCGGCCACGGTCGCGTTAACGAACGGCCCGCCCAGTGCGCGGATCTTGGTCTGCGCTGTAGCGGCCGACTCGTTGAAGGCGAACGATGTGCTGTTGCCGTTGCCGAAGACCAGGAACGTGCCGCCTGTGGTGCCGCCGTTCAGGGTGATGACCTGGACACGGTTGCCGAAGCGGGTGTACTTGCCGGACACGCCACGGTTGTACGCAGCGGGGTAGCCGATCAAGTTCGAGGTGTTGACGCCTCCATGAGGGTCGCTCGACCAAATAGGCTGGCCGGTTGTGTCGACGGCCTTCTTCACACGGACGCGGAAGCGAGGATCGCCGACGAACCCGTTGAAGTCGAAGTCGTTATTCACGACCAGCTCCTCGCCGTTGACGAGGTCGATGTAGATCCCGCCGTTAGCGGCTGTGGTCGCGCCGAGGTCGATCACGTTAGCGGTTGTCCGCAGATAGTTGTCCGTGAACGGGCCAGCGCCACCGGTACGAAGGTCCTTGCCGTGGATGACGGCGTAATCGAACGCGCGTGAGAGAGCCGGCGGAATGTCCTGCTTGAGCTGCTCGAAGAGGCCGGCGGAGTTCGTCCGCGCCAGCTCCTCGGAGACGGGCAGCAAGAGGGCCAGCTTCTTGCCGGCCATTGGCTTTACGCCGATCGCCTGCGAGCCGACTGGCTTCTTCTGGCCTTCAGAGACCCACCCGGCCACGGGAACATCCATGCTCACAGGGATCACGGTGTTAGCGTCTAGCGCGAGAGGGACCTTACGGGCGAGCTGCTGGACAGCGCTCGACTCTGTGGTCGCGTTGAAGATGGGCGCGACCACTGTAGGAGGTAGGAGTGTCGGCTGTACTGCCGACAGAAATGTAGATGCCATGTTGGCTCTTCCTTAGTGGTATCGCCGGG